ACAGATGCAAAGGATAGACGATCCTTGCTGATGGCTAATTTAGCCGATGCAGAGGGTGGTCGGGTTTAACTTAACTAAATAAAGGAAATATCATGGCTTTTGCTAACTCAGCAATTACCGATATTATCGCTACCACCATTCAAAGTCGTAGCGGAGTATTGGCAGATAACTTAACACAAAACAATGCAATTCTTCAGCGTTTGAACTCCAAAGGTAATGTTCGCCCATTCTCGGGTGGTAATGTGATCTTGGAAGAAATCATGTACAACGACCCAGCAACCAACAATGCTAATAGCTATAGCGGTTACGAAGTCTTGAACATCACCCCTGACAGCCCAATCTCGGCTGCTCAGTTCAGCATTACTCAATATGCTGACTCAGTAACCATGAGTGGTCTAGAAATGTTGCAAAACAGCAGCAAAGAAGCAATCATCGACCTTTTAGATGGTCGTATGCAAGTTTCTGAAGCCCGTCTGTTGAACCGCATTTCGGGTGACTTGTATGGTGACGGTACTGGTAACGGTGGTAAAAACATTACTGGTTTGGCTGCTGCCGTTAGCACTTCTCCGTCCTCGGGCACATACGGTGGTATTAACCGTGCAAACTGGGAATTTTGGCGTAACCAAGCAACAACTGGTGCTGATTCCGCTGCTTTGATCCAAGCTGCTATGACTACTGCTGCTATCAAATCTGTTCGTGGTAATGATAAGGTTGACCTTATTATTGCTGGTAACACTTTGTATCAGCGTTATGTAGCTTCTTTGCAAGCGATTCAGCGTATTGCTGGTGTAGAAGAAGGTGCTGCTGGTTTTGCATCACTCAAGTTCTACGGTGGCGGTATGTCTGCTGATGTGGTATTAGGTGGTGGTATTGGCGCACAAGAGAACGCATTGTATATGTATCTCTTGAACACCGATTACATCTTCTTCCGCCCACACAAAGAGCGTAATTTCGTTCCTATCGGTGGCGAGCGTCAGTCGATCAATCAAGATGCAATCGTGAAGCTGTATGGCTGGGCTGGTAACTTAACCTGCTCTAACGCTTCCCTGCAAGGTATCTTGACTGGTGCTTAATCAACTGACTAATTAAAGGAAAATTATCATGTCATATAACATTACCCCTACCTCGGGCATTAACTTGGATGATAAAGTTAATACAAACCCGAACTCTGCTGGTACTGGCGTTCCTGTCAATGGCCCACTTGGTTCACAAGTGTTTGGCTCTGACGGTAAGCGTTATGTACTAGGCGTTACTGGTGCGGCTGTTACAGCTTCAACAGCAACTTGCTCTATCAATGCATCTACATTTGTAGTTACAGCTTCAGGCGGCTCGTATTTAAGCCCAGCCGTTGCTTTAGCTTCAGGTGATTATGCTTGGTTCGCAGCTACTAGTGTTTAATAGCATTTTGTAGTAAAAACAAGGGGTTACCTTAATCGGTAGCCCCTTTTACCTTTAACTTTACCTAACTACTTAGGAGATTTAAAAATGGCTTTACCTTCAGATACACAAGGAGCAGATTCACGCTTACAAGTACGCTTTTACAAAAAATCCGTACAACAAGAGCAAGAATCCATAGATGCTGGCAGACCAATTTACAAAGACTTTGATTTTGTACATATCTGCGTTGCTGGCGATACCCTCACCGAAATCGACACTTATGCGCTACAAAACCATAAGCAGCGTTTCCCTATTCAATGGGCTAATTACATGAATAGACAGGGAGCGCATGACGAGGAAGTGGTTGGAACACCTTTATCGGAATGGCCTTTAGTATCAAAAAGCCAAGCCGAAGAATTAAGGGCAATTAAGTTCCAAACGGTAGAATCTATTGCACACGCTTCAGATCAACAGTTACAGCGCATGGGAATGATCGCAGGAATGTCCCCCTATGCGTTCCGTGACAAGGCAAAGGCATTTTTAAATCTAGCAACTACGGCAGCAGAAACCGACAAGCGTGAGCATGAAATTAACGCTTTAAAAGAAGAACTTGCCAGAAAGGATTTAGAAACTGCTAAAATAAAGGCAGAAACAGATGCGAAGCTAGCCCTAATGCAAGAACAAATGGCTACTATACTTGCTGCTGTCGGTGAAAAGAAACCCCGTAAACAGAAAACGGTAGCCACAGAGGAAGCCTAATATGTCATCAACGATGCTCCAATTAGTAAATCAAGTTCAATCTGAGCTTAATTTAGCTATTACACCCAACGTAGCAGGAAATCCTAGCCAAGATACGCAACAAATCTTGGCGTTGATGAATCGTGCTGGTTATGACCTAGTTAAAGAACACAACTGGCAAGCGTTGGAGTTGGAGTATCGTTTTTACACCACAGCAATAACTACGACCTGCGATACCGTTGCTAACACTTATAACCTATTAAATGTTGGTAATGTTACAGGTTTAGATAACAACTATTCAATCGTTGGCACAGCTATTCCCCAAGATACCTATGTTGAATCAGTTGCAGGATCAACCGTAACGGCTAGTCAATTAGCATCGTCTACAAGCGTTGGCGGTACTGTAACTTTTAGTAGAACAAAGTATCCGTTGCCGTCTGATTATGAAACCGTCACAGATAATACCCATTGGGATAAGACAAAACATTGGCAAATGCTTGGCCCAGTTGATGCACAGCAATGGCAATGGCTGAAATCAGGCTATATTTCAACAGGCCCTCGGGTTCGTTGGCGTATTCTTGGCAATGAGTTTCAAATTTGGCCACCATACAATACCCTAGAATATTTAGGTTTTGAGTACCGTTCTAAAGGTTGGGTCAGAAGTGCTAATAACCAAGTAAAAAACAGTTTTACGGTTGATGACGATACTTCTGTATTGGATGACACCATTCTTGTTTTAGCAACAAAGCTCAAATACTTCCAAATTAAGTCGTTTGACACTACTGCATTGCAACAAGACTACAACCGTTATTTAAGCATTGCCAAAGCTAACGATAAAGGCTCTGCTACTTTGTCATTTGCTCCGCAACCTAGCGCAGTCTTGATTGGCTGGGCAAATATTCCCGATACTGGTTATGGTAGTTAATCATGGCAGTACAAGCTAGAAGTGCCTTAACTGCATCACTACCATCGCCTATTGGCGGCTGGAATGCTAGGGATTCTGTTGCACAAATGCCCCCTGTAGATGCGGTCAGCTTAACCAATTTATACCCTACTCCTACTGATGTTCAGTTGAGAAAGGGTTATTCTAAGAAATCAATAGGCATTACTGGCAAAGTTAATACATTGATGAACTATGCTGGCGCAAATACCCAAAAGCTGTTTGCTGCCGCTGGTACAGCCATTTATAACTGCGATACAACTACGGCTACCAATGTTTTTACCGTTACTAACGATAAGTTTCAGTATGTCAACATAACTAACGCTGGCGGTAACTTTTTAGTGGCTTGTAACGGCACAGACCCTACCTTAATCTATGACGGTACTAATTGGATCAAAATAGCAACCACGACAACGGCTGCCGCTATTTCTTCTATTACCCGTGCTGGAACGCTTGCCACAATGACTACCGCTACCCCTCATGGGTTAGCGACAGGCAATCAAATAACCATTACTGGCAACCTTCCATCGGCTTTTAACGGCACTTATATTGTTACAGTAACAGGTGCAAGCACCCTTACCTATGTAATGGCTACTACCCCTGCTACTAATGCCTTAACTATTGGTTCTTATATAGTGGGTTTTGGTATAACTGGCGTAAATTCCAATACATTTGTTAATGTAAACCTATTTAAAAACCGTTTGTATTTCACAGAAAAAAACACCTTAAAAGTGTGGTTTTTGCCTGTTAATGCCTTAGGTGGCGCAGCTTCCCCATTGGATTTTGGTGGTATTGCTCGTAACGGTGGCTTTTTACAAGCTATGGCTACATGGACTATTGATGCTGGAGAGGGCGTAGACGATTACGCAGTCTTTGTCACCAATATGGGTGAAGCTATTGTTTATAACGGTACAGACCCAGCAAATGCTGACACATGGTTTTTAAAAGGCGTATGGCAACTAGGCTATATATATAGCAGAAGATGCTTTTATAAATGGGGTGGCGATGTGTTATTGCTTACCCAAGATGGCTTAGTTCCATTGGCTTCTGCTCTGCAATCTAGCCGTTTAGACCCTAGGATTAACCTAACTGATAAGATTTTCTTTGCAATTTCTCAAGCGGCAGACGCTTATTCCAATGAATTTGGCTGGCAGGTCATTTACTATGCCAAGCCCAATATGCTG